ATTGGGGATAAGGTAGAAACGGAAAAGGGGAACGGAGTTATAGTTGGTATTAACGGTTACGAAGAACAATTATATATCGTTGAAATTACTAACATTGGCAATTGGGGTTTTAATGAACATCAACTTAAAACCTATCGCACAGCCCATGAGAAGTTAATTGAAATGGGGTATGAGTTTATAAAAGGAAACAATTGCGTATTTTATAGACACGATGAATTGCCAAGAGTAACAATATACAGCGATAATACATATTCGTGTAGTGATACCAATTTAGAATTATCCCGTATCTTAACGCAGTATTTGGAGGAGATGGAATGAAATACTGCGTTAAAATTGGCAACCTTTATGTGAACTATATATGCATTGGCAATCAAAAAATAACGTTGACGGACAAGAAAACATCAGCAAAAGGGTTTAGGTTAAAGAAACACATAAGAGCCTTAATGCAAGAGTTTGGCGTTAAGCACTACGAGATTGAAGAAAGGGAAGAACAATTATAAAAAAGATGTTGCAATTAAGAAAACAATAGTTTATAATAAAAGATGTAAGGTATAAGGCGAGTGAAAAACGGACCTCAAATCTATCTTTATAAGCCGAAAATCTTACTTCCTTTCACGGAGAAAAGAGCGTAAAATTCTACGTTCTTTTTTTATCGACAAAAATAATTGTTGCAATTACTTTTATTTTGTGTTATTTTTAATGTGAGATAGTGTATTTTACACTGCTTGGAATTAAAAAGGGCAAAAAGCCAAAAGAAATGGTGGTTCAATGGCAAGCAAAAATAAGGGCGGAAGACCAAGCTTATACGAAACCAAAATTAAACCACACCTAAAGACTATCGCTATACTGAGAGAGCAAGGCGTTAGCCACGACGACATTGTCAAGTTAATGGGTATTAGCAAAACAACTTATTATAAGTATATGATACTTATTGATGAGTTTGTTAACGCTATAAAAAACGGTGACAAGGAATTAGTTAACAACGCCAAGATGTCGCTGGGTAAGTTAGTGAGTGGCTATGATAGGACAATAACAACCTACAAATACAAATACATAGACGGCGTGGAAGTCCTTAACGAAAAGAATGTAAGAGTAGAACAAATAGGCCCTGAACCAAGTAGCGTTTATTTTGCGTTAGTAAATAAGAGCAACGGCGAGTTCAGACATAGAGATAATAACAGCGACAGTGAAGAATACGACGCAGTAGAACCAACCGTTATTGAGAAACTAAACAATGAGAGCGATTAAGAGCAACGAGTTTGAAAAGAAGTTTTTAACACCGCCAAAGAAAATGGTTGACTACATCTTAGTCCAAGACAAGACGTTTGATGTTGCCGAAGGACCTGTAAGAAGTTCAAAGACGACCAACAACATTATCAAGTTTGCTGATAGAGTAGAAAGAAGCAGCGAAAGAGTGTTCTTGGCAATAGGGCAAACGCAATCAACCGCAAAAGCGATATTATTTGACGGCGACGGTTTAGGCTTACAGCATTACAAAGATTGGCAAGAGAAGAAGTTTAACATCAACGGAAAGATAGTAAAGAGAAGGCAAAGAGTATTCAAAGGCAAATACGAAGGGTATGACGCTTTAATCTTATTGCCAAAAAAAGGCAGCGGACACGGGACAAAATACATCGTTGCTTTTGGCGGAGCAAATAAAGACAGCCACGAGCCTTACAAAGGTTGGAGCGTTGGTGGAGTGATAGCAACACAATACGAGTTACTGCACGCCAACACAAGAGCTGAAATAATCAAAAGAACGATAGCGAGTAAAGACCGCTTCCACATATTAGACCTAAACCCGACAGCGCCAGGACACGAACTATACAAAGACATAGACAGGTGGATGGCTGAAGGTAGCGTCAACTACGTTCACACAACAATGCTTGATAACCCAATAATGACCGAAGAAAGAATAGCGGAAATCATAAAGGAATACGATCCGGACAGCGTTGATTACAAGCGAGATATATTAGGACAAAGAGTAGCAGCGGAAGGCATAATCTACCGAGTAACGGAAGCCAACATCATTGACGGCTTTAATGCTAATGACTACTACCAATATGTTGTAGTTGCTGACCCAGGCGTAAACCATTCGGCAACATCATTCATTCTAATGGCAATAACGCACGACCGAAAGAACATTGACGTGTTAATGAGTTACTACCACAAGAACAGCGACAAGGAAGGAATGGCAATAAAAATGCCTACTGACTATGCGTTGGACTATATAGAGTTTATCAAGTCCGCAATCAAGACAATGGGTAAACCGCCAATGGAAGTTTTAAGCGATTTAGATGTAACATTTTTAAGAGAGTTTGAGCGCATAAAATACGCCAATGAGTTAGGCGGAATAAACATCAACAAGAGTTTCAAAAAGTTAGAGATACACCAAAGAATAAAAATGGGTATTAACTACCTATGGAAAGAGCGGTTAAGATTTAACGCCGAATGCAAAGAAGTTATAGAAGCGTTTAAGACCGCAAGATATGACGAGAAAGAAAAAGACAAGGGAAACTATCAACGATACGACAAGCCAAATGAAGGCACAATGATAGACCCAATAGACGCTGTTGAATACGGCTTCACACGATTAAGATACGAAATAGATAAGTGGGTGGGCTAATGAGTTGGTTTACAAGAATGACGGGAGTTGACAAAGTGGTAGAGCAAAAAATAAATGACAAGATAAACGGTTTAAAGTTACCGCTTGTGAATAATTCCAAGAAAGCCGAATATAGAATGAAAGAAAATCAAATGTGGGCGAGTAGCGATGCCGACAATCTTTTGACTTTTTACAAGACACACACCCAAACGGGCAACTACTTGCTGCACGATAGATTAAGATTTTGGCAGTGGGTAGGTGGAGTAGATGTTCCAAAGCTACATTACCCAGCGCCTGAAGCCTTAATGAACCACTTAAAGAGCCTTTTATTCAGTGGAGATGTTAGCATATACATTGATGAAGAAGACGAAGCCAAATCGCTTGAAATAAACGAAAGAGTGGCGGAGTTGTTAAAAGATGTTGAGTGGGAAAGTTTAGTGCAACAAGCGAGTATTTACGAAAGTTATTCGGGGAGCGTTGCATTTAAGTTTATCATTGACGCCGAAGTCCACGACAAGCCTATAATTGAGTTATACCCAAGAGAGCGGTTTGACCTTATAACAAAATGGGGTAAGGTTCAAGCAATCGTATTCAAAGACGACTACACGGAAGATAAGCGAGATTACCAACTACACTCTATCTACGGCAAAGGCACAATCAACTACAAACTATACGACGACAAAGGAAAAGAAGTTCCATTGAGTAAAGTTCCTGACTTGGCCGATTTACAAGACCAAGACTTTGGCGTTCCTATCTTAATGGCAGCGTGGAAGAAGAACAAAGCAGTGAGTAACGAGTTCCCTGACCTACCTTATGGCGGAAGCGACTTTGAAGGCGTGATAGATTTATTCCACCAAATAGACGAGATTTACAGCACAATGGCTTTATACATAAGACGCTCACGCCCAATCTTAATGGTGGACGAAAGCATATTGCCAACGACCATAGACGGTAAGACTTCAATGACACCGAAGGAGTATTATTACGACTTGGTTAAAATGAAACCAAAAGAAGAAAACAAAGACAAGATATTTAGAGATACACCCGAGATTAAAGTAGAGCAATACACCGACGCAATAAACGGGCTTAATAAGGCAGTGTATCAAACAGTCGGCATGAGTTATACGTCAGTCGGTTTGGAAGGCGTAGGCGCAAATGTAAGTGGCGCAAGTTTAGTCCAACAAGAAAAGGCGACAGTGATTATTCGTGACGCTAAAATAAAACTATGGGTTGAGTTCATTCCACGAGTGATTAAGTTGTTGCTAATATATGACGACATCTTAAACAAGAAACTGTTTAACTTGGAGTATTTAGATTTAGTCGTTCAAGTTGAGTTCCCAGAATACAACGGTCAAACTTATTTAGAAAAGATTAACGAAATGGCAACGGCTAAACAAGCGGGGTTGATCGATACTGAAACAGCCGTAGAAAGAATATACCAGAAAGACTACACCCAAGAGCAAAGAAACGTTATAACACGAAACATCAAGATAGAACGTGGCGAAAGTTTTGTAAGCCCTAAACAAGCAGTTAATGACGAAGGGCTTATAGAATGACAAGCATAGGGGTTGTAATGGCTGACGGTAGCATTCTACTACACGACGAGAACATCAAGTATAGAGAAGAAATGACGGCACACTATCGAAG